CCCAAATACCAGAATGTGATAAATACTATGTGAATGACGATGCCGATGGGGTGGTTGAATACAGTAGCTTTAGTTTGTCTTTCTCAGCTACAACTATAACAATAGACGGAACGATAACTATAACTGGTTGTCCAGCAGGAACAGAATTATTCATGGATGGCGTGTCTCAAGGAACATACTCTACTGGATCATTAACATTAACAGGAACGATGGCAGGCTCATACGCTTTAACTTTCAAGAAGGCTAAATATTATGATGCAGGTCAGCAGATAACGGTCTCAAGGAAAGCATGAACATTAATTTAATAAAACCAAGCTCAACCTACTCAGATAAACGGAAAGCCTACTACCAGACATTAGGAGATCAATTAGATTTACTATACCATGATATTACCTCTGGTAAATTTGGTGACGATGCTAAAACATCTAACTTTTATCTGGGTAGAAAGGCTGTCAAAGATAAATACACTAAGGAGTAAAATATGAACGACAATTATCACCCAAGCGGAAGGTTTGGTGGCGACATGGATAGAAACGAAGTAGAAATGGACTTGAGTAAGTTTATGGCTATGGTTCAAGAGATAGGCGAACTTAAAGACAAGATCAGGGAGTTAGAAGATGTTAAGAACAATAATCCACATCAACGCTGGATATTCTTAGCACAAGCGGTGGATTCATGGCGCATCTTTCCAAGAGCATTTTTAACTGTATATATAGTGTTGCTCTATTACACTGTGGTTTGGTTCATGGATTTACCTGACCCAACCTTTGAGCAATCAGGTTTAATATCAGTAATAGTTGGAGCAGGAGCAGCATGGTTCGGACTCTATGCAGGAACGAGTGGAAGCTCAAAAAGTTTCAAGGGTGAAGATAAAGGTTAATGGAGTATTTTCAGCTTATAGCAGAAGTAGGCGCACCCATAGCAGGGGCTTTGGTCGCAGGAGTGTTTATCTTTATTATTATGAAACAGATTATGGGTGGGGTAGTGAATCAAATCAACACCCTTAAAGGCTTTACGGAAAGTTTAATCACCAGAGTTAAAACCATAAACAACGATATGATTAGATTAGACACCAGTGTAAGCTCTGCTTTGGAATTGACACCAGACCTTGACCGAATAGCTAGAACCGAAAACTTTGTAGAAGATGGAACCATAGATGCCAGACGAGACTAATGAATATAGCACAGCTAATCGCAGACTTTGGGTTCCCGATTGTGGCGATGGTTGGTCTTGGTTACTTTGTTTACTTTGTCTGGGTTATGATTACAAGGGTTATAAACCCGACAGTCAAAGATATGCACATTACGCTGATTAAACTTATAGATCAGATAAGAATGTTGGACAACGATATGATTCGGCTTCAACAAAAGGTGAACACAGTTTTGCAAATGAAAGAAAATGAAAAGAAAAAGAAACAGTCAGAGTGATGTAGTATTTCAATACTACAAGAAAAAGCCCAACTATAAGTTGATGGTTATAGTTTTGATAAATCTTTTTTTCTTGGTAGCAGCAGGTAATCTATACTCAGATCAATTAGTGCATAAGTTCGGTAGTCCCAGTTTTAATGGAATAAATCAATCCGCACACTACTTAACGATTGATGAGCAGGAAAGAACTAGAGCAGAAAAGATTGCCGAAGATATACAGGATGCTTTGGAAGAAGCAGAGCGTGAAGCTGATAATACAGTGCTTGCCAAGTTTATTCGTAATCTGGAATCACGGATTTATTCAACACTGGCAAAGGATATTTCTGAGTCTTTGTTTAACTATTCTGGTATTCCTACCGCAGATAATCCCATTGCAGGGGAGATAAACTTAGAGGGCAACATACTAAAATGGATCAATGATGGAACCACCATTACCTTAATTATTGAAGAATGGTTTGATGGGGTGCTTATATCTACGACAGAGATTGTTATTCCAGTAGGTAGTTTTGGTGGTTGTTGGGTTGATTGTGACGGATGAAATGGTTATTTGTCATAGTGGCTTTTTTTCTTAATGGCTGTGCTTCCATAGCCCTCAACTCCGATAATGAAAACTGCTTAGAACCCTTTTTCCTTTGCGTTCAAGGACCACAAATAGTACCGACTGCAGCTACCCAGTTATTAAATCTTCCGCCCCCAAACAATAAAGCAGTAGTGGCTGTTTATGATTTCCCAGATTTAACAGGGCAAAGAAAGTCCAACGATAATATAGCCAGTTTCAGCACAGCAGTAACTCAGGGTGGCGTGGATATTCTGATAGCTGCTCTACGAGATGCAGGTAGGGGTAACTGGTTTGCGGTGGTGGAAAGGTCAGGCTTGGATAGTTTGACTAGAGAAAGACAACTCATTAAAAACACTAGAGATACTTATGCAGGAGAAGGGGGAAATGTTCTCAAGCCCTTGCTTTACGCAGGTTTAATCCTTGAGGGTGGAATTATTTCTTACGATACTAACCTTAGAACAGGGGGAACAGGAGCCAGATATTTAGGCATAGGCGCTAAAAATCAATACAGGGAAGATAAAGTAACTGTGTCTCTAAGGGCAATATTGGTGCAGACAGGAGAGGTGCTGCTTACTGTGACCTCTACAAAAACTATTTTATCCACAGGCAGAGGCACTGATTTGTTTCGTTTTTATGAATTGGGAACAGAACTAGGTGAATACGAAAGCGGAAGCACAGAGAACGAGCCTATAGGTCATGCTGTTAGAGCAGCTATAGAGGCTGCAGTGTATGGTTTGGTTATTCAAGGTTTGGAAAAAGAGGTCTGGGATTTTAATTATGATACACTTATATCAGAAGTTATGGAGGATTAAGATGAAAATACTTCTTAGCGTTATTATATTGTTTGTCTCAGCAAGTGCATTTGCAGGCAATAACGATATATATATAACACAAACAGGGACTGGGCTAACCTTGACGATTGACCAAATAGGAGCAACCAACAAAGTCGGTACTTCACAGGCAAGGGTTACACTCAGTGGAACCAGCATGACAGTTGACCTAGATCAGATTGGCGATACCAATACAATAGCTGCCAGCATCCTACAAGGTAATTCTTCTAGTTGGACATACAAGGCAACAGGAGATAGTAATGTGGGAACATTTGCGGTGGGAGCCACAGGTGATTCTGCAAGCACAGACTTTGACTTTGAAGCGACAGGGGATTCAAATGTGTTGACCTTCACACAGGGGGATGCAGCAACAGCTACAGGCGGTAATCAGGATTTTGTGGTTACAGGAACTTCCAATGATATTAATGTGAAATGTAATGTTGTGGGCTGTATTAATAACTGGACTGTTTCTGGAAACTCCAATGATATAGATACAACACAATCAGGCAAACAAGATCACGATATTACAGTTAGCCTTACTGGAAGCTCTAACAATGTAGATGTTGACCAAACCGATACAGCGAGTACCAATGTAGCCAATATAGTTTCAACCACGACTAATGGGGTTATTAATGTGGATCAATGTGCAAGTGGCTGTTAATTTTACTGGCAGGGTCACTTAACGCAGCAGAAATTGGGGCAATCTCAGAGCTGAGAGGAATTGGGGAGATCACTCGCCAGAATACTAATGATGCTCTTGTTGCAGAACTAGAATCCGATATTTATTCTTTTGATGATGTACGAACAGGAAATGGTCGTATGGCAATACAGTTCTTGGATTCTTCTATATTAAAGCTGACAGAACACTCCAAAGTAGTCATAGACAACTATATCTATGACCCAGACCCAAGCAAAACCAAACTAGCTCTAAATATGGCATCAGGCACAGCCCGATTTATAACAGGTAAACTTGGGGGAATTAATAAAAACAATATTCGTATAAGAACACCGAGTGCCAGTATTGCGATAAGAGGTACGGATTTCACCACAACAGTAGATGAATTGGGCAGGAGCCTGATTATACTGCTCCCTAATCCAGATGGTACTTCCTCTGGTGAGATTGCAGTGGAAACATGGTCAGGAACAGAAATACTTAACGAGCCTTTTCAGGCAACAATGGTGTCCACTTTTGAATCCAGACCCACTAAAGCGGTTGTTCTGGGAAATATAACACTGGGTCTAATAGATAATATGCTTATTATCAACAAACCCCCTGCGATTGTGCAGGCTGTTGAGGAACAAAGCGGTGAAGTAAAAACGGAATTAGACAAAGACTTCTTTGAGGATGCTCCTGATTTGGATAAAGATTTCTTGGAAGTTGAGGAAGAAATAAGTCGTTTGGATATAGACCTGTTGAGTTTTGATTTCCTAGTGGATTTGTTAGCCATTGTAGAAGCAGGAGCGAAAAAGAAAAACACATCAGGGGGAGAACTGGAGGGTGTGGAATTGACTGGTATTATTCCAAAATATGATCCGACCTACCAGACCTACACTTTTGTAGATGGGGCTTATCTATATTTGGTGCATCAAGGAACCAATACTTTTGATATTGCTCTGGATAAGTATGCTGCAGCTTATCTGAATATAGATACTGCAGGAATTGTAATGGAGATAGAAGTTAATGGCGCAGGCGATAACACTATTATTATTTTTCAGTCTCCTTAGTTTCAATGCGTTGGCAGGTAACAACCTGATAACCATTCAAACCAAAGGCACTGGAACAACGATAACAACCAAGCAGGCAGGCAGTAGCAATACCACAGGCATTTATTGTGGTCTGGGAAGTTTTGATAACTCATTAGTCAATACCCATAACTGCGATAATGCCACCATTACTGCCAATGTAACTGGTGTTTCTAATATCGTTTACTCACAATCGGTATGGTCAAACCACGATGGGCAGAGTTGGATTACTACTGTAACAGGGGATGATAATTACGCAGTTATAGACATGGATGAAGATGACAATACCTCAACCATTATTCAAACAGGAGATGACAACCAAGCATGGATATTGGGTTCTGGAGATGACAATGTGTATAAGATAGAGCAAACAGGAGATGACTACTACGCCAAAATCTATGCCTTTGGGGATGACTCTGATGTCTGGATAACACAAGAAGGCACAGGAGATCATAATGCTTATGTTCTTAACTACCCAAATGCAAATAATAATTCAACCAGACTAATCCAAAAAGGCTCTGGAAATAAAGATGCTGATATATTCTTTTACAGTGGTGCTGACGATAATGATGTTAATTTAACCCAACAGGGAAACGGAGCGCATGGCTCAAACATGAAGTTCTACACAGATGACTATGATGTAACAGTGGTTCAAAAGGGAGCCACAAATAAATCCTATGTAGCGACTTTTAACTGCACTACAAACTGTAATAAAACTATCTCAATTACTCAGTCAGACTAGGATTCTTTACTTTTCAAAGTCTAAAGGATTGACACCATATATTTCTTGCTCATCAGCATTATTATAGTTGGTTAGCCAATCATCCTGAGTTTTCTTTAGTCTTTCAGGATACATAAGATCAAGATTCTTTTGAGTTAAATCTTTAAGAACCTCAAGGTTCTGTTCTAGTTGTTCTTCTTCCTCATCAGAAAAGTAGCCACAACCGAGCTTGGGATAAACTCGGTTGCAGATTTCTATGATTTGGACAGTGGTATCTTTCAAAAATTCCATGCTATTCTCCTATGTTTACCATCTGGGTTACAAATTTCACATTTGGAAATTCACTCTCTGGAATATTATGTTTTTTAAAATAAGCTAATATATCTGCAGTAGAATTGAATCTATCACAGTCTATAAACTGCCCTTTGTATTCATATCTGTGCCAAGATGTCATTAATGTTTTGTTTTTCATTTTATTCTCCATATTCAATTCCAAATTTATCAGCACACACTGGACCCACTCCAGCAAGAATTGACTCTTTAACTGTAAGCCCTCTGCCACAGCAACCGCATTTTCCAGTCTTTCTTGCGTACTTGATAGTGGCTTCGCTGATGTTTTCTGAGACTCTAACCAAAGCGTCAACAGATTCTTTAGGTGTTCTCCATCCAAAGAACTCACCCTCTGGGCTGATCTTACCAGCATACTCTCCGTCTTCTTTAACATAGACAAAGTTAGGGTTTGCACTGTTTGGTTTGGCAAGCGTGAAGATAAACACTTTGTCGCTTTCTTCATCTACAGCCCTGAGAACTGGTTTAACCAGTTTGTTTTCTTTTGCGGTAGTCAAAGGCTCTCTGATTCCAGAAAGATCAATAACCGCTTTTGGCTTGGCTTCTTCCTTCTTCTTATCAAGGTAGTCAGCTTCTCTAGCTATAGCGTTATAGACCGCTTGAGTCTGTTTCTCGGTAAGATCGCCATACTTCCTTGCAGAGTCATAAAGACTGCGGAAGAAAGAGTTGGGCATCTTTTTGCTTTGCTCTGAAGGAAAAGCATTTGCAAAGATGTGTTCAGCTATCTCCTTGTTGCAGTGCATGAAATCAGACCAGTTATCAGACAGTTCTTTTTCTTTTCTTTTGATCCTAGCAACTTTTGCCTTCTTCCTAGAGTCAGCAGAAGTTAAAAAGTAGCCCTTACCTTTACAGGTGAAACAATCAGAACGAGGCTGATGAAGGCGAACCCCCTTATATTTGCCAGTACCGCCACAACGCACACAAGGGTACTTGGTTCGGTTATCGGGCTTGGTTTCAGTTGAAGGCTCAAGATCAGAGAGCCTCTCAAGACTAGAGAAGCCCCAAAATTTATCGCCTTTAGTAAGCGTAGTTTCCATTTTTTTCATTTTATAATCCTCAATTTATGTAAAAAGGTTAGTATAGTATGCAACAACACATGAAAAAGTCAATACATATTGGAATACTTTTTATACTTATAGTGTTGGGTGTTCCCCTTATTTTTCAGGTCACTCCATTAGAAACGCTGAAACTGAAGACCTTTGATGCCTATATTCCCCAGCAAGAGCCTTCTAACTACTTCTCTATTCTCAATATAACAGAGGAAGATATAGCCAAAGAAGGGGGCTATCCCTTGCCTAGACAACGCCTAGCTGAGATTCATAATGCCTTAATGGAGCGTGGAGCTATCGGTGTGGGTTGGGTGATTGCCTTTCCACAGCCAGATCGCTTTGGTGGGGATAAGTATTTTGCACAGAGCCTATCTCAAGGACCAGCAGTGATTGCTGCCTTTGAGAACGACAACGGAGAGTACCCATTAACCACAGGCACAGTGATATTGGGAGAAGATAGGGGTGGTTATAAAGCTACAGGGGTCGTAGAAAACATAGACATTCTAAAGGAAAGTGCCAGTCAAGGTATAGCGGTAGCCCCAGTGGAAGTGGATATGTTGGTCAGAAGGATGCCTTTATTGTTAAGAACGCCTGATGGATGGGTCTCAGCCTTCGGAACTGAGGTCTTAAAGGTTCTTGCAGGAGCTGATACCTATGTCATTAAAACCAATAACAATGGCTTAGAGGAGATTAGAGTGCGTGGAATACCGCCTGTTCCAGTGGATTCTTTAGGTAGAAAGTGGATCAGTTGGGTAGATACTCCCCAGTTTGAGCTAAGTGAGGTGTGGTCAGGAGAAGCAGAAATAGAAGGAAGGTTTGTCTTTGTCGGTGTCACAGCTTTGGGGGTTATGCCTCAAATAGCGAGTCCTGCAGGTCTCTTGGAACCGCATAAAATACAGGCAGCTCTCTCAGAGTCCATATTGATTCCCAACAGTCCTTATATACCAGACTATGCCCTAGCCTTAGAAACGCTTTTATTCTTGCTCTCAGTGGCTCTTATGTGGCTTCTGCTGAACGCTTTAGGGATAACATGGGGGGTAGCAGCAGGAAGCACTATTTGGCTCTCTACGGGCTATTTTGGCTATTGGCTCATTCAACAGGGATTATTGATAGATGTGACATGGGCATTGATCTCGCAGTTTATTACAGCGACTGTCGCTTTCTATCTCCGATTCAGAGAACAGTTCAAGCTCAGACAACAAATCAAGAAACAGTTTGAACATTATCTTGACCCCAGACAGGTTAAACGATTACAAGACAACCCAGAACTATTAAAGCTAGAAGGTGAAAGAATGGAAGCCACCTTCCTGTTTACCGATGTCAGGGGCTTTACCTCTATGTCTGAGAAGCTACAACCAGAAGAAGTTACCGAGATTATTAACATTGTGTTGACCCAGCAGGTAGAGGCAGTGCAACTGTTTGGAGGTATGGTGGACAAGTTTATTGGGGATGCAATGATGGCGATATTCAATGCGCCTTTGCCTTTAAAGGATCATCAAGATGCTGCTATTAATGCAGGCATTGTTATTATGGAAAACATGGAAAAGGCAAATGACATACTGGCTGAGAAAGGAATTGAACAAAAAATAGAGATTGGAATTGGCGTTAATACAGGTGAAGCGGTGATTGGAAACATGGGGTCCGATACTCGTTTTGACTATTCTGCCATAGGGGATTGCGTCAATCTAGCAGCTCGCCTTGAGTCTTCCACAAAAGAAGTGGGTTGTCCTATACTTATTGGTCGTGCTACTATGAAGCGATGCACTTTTACTTTGGTGGAGAAAGACCCTATCAAAGTGAAAGGCAAGGCTAAAGATATAAAAATCTATACTTTGGGAGAAAAATATGGGTATTAATTTATTAGGAATCATAGGTGTACTCGGAATAATCTGCTTGGTAGCCAGTGTTATTGCAGCGTTGACAGAAACGCCTAGTGATGATAAATGGTTAGGCAAAGCCTATAAGTGGGTCATTGATGGACTCGCTTTAAATATTCTGAAAGCAAAAAATCAAGCAACAAAAGCAAAGGGAAAATAACCATGAAACAACTTATGTTTTTAAGTGTTATTTTATTGGCTTCTGGGTGTTCAACATTGGAATCAACAATTCAAGCAGGCAAAGATATTGCAGGTGCAGTTGTTGATGATGTTGTAGATGTCACCAAAACAGCTATCTCTATACCAGTCGGTGCAGTTGGAACAGTCGTTGATAAATTAGAAGAACAAACAACAGACCAAGAGCCAGACGCAGATAAAGATAAATAGAGGGTATGAAACTCTCTATAGCATTAGGGGCAGCTCTCTTTCTAGTCTTGAGTGCTTTTTTCGCTTATCGTACTGTCATGGTCGCTAAGATTGAGAAGCATGAAATAGAGCTGCAAACCTGTGTTAATAACCAAGCTGTGTTAGAAGGCAAGATCACTGAGCAGAACAATACCATTCAGAAGCAGATAGACAACGCAAAGAAAACCCAAGCACAGATACAGACTCTCAATAGCCAATACCAGAACTCGCAAAAAGCAGTCTCAGACCTGAGAAATAAGTTTGCAAGACACAATCTTGAAGGCATGGCACTAGCCAAGCCTACCCTATTACAAGGTAAGGTTAATAAAGCCACAGCCAGAGTGCTTGCAAATTTAACAGTAATTACAAACCCAGAACAATTTAATGAAGAAGTTAATACCAATACTGATTCTAGTAATAACAACTAGCGGTTGTTCAACACTAGGCGTTCTCGGTGGTCTGGGAGAACGAGCAGTCCCAGAAGTTAATCCAGTTGAAGTGGTAACAGTAAGTAAGCTGCCACCCATCTATCATCCACCCCTACCAGAGCCTATAGAGTCTGCTAATTTAGAGTGGAAGATATTATCGCCAGATGTCAT